AGCGTGCAGCAGTCATTCTGTGTCAAAAGGATAACCTTCTCTATGATCGCAGCGACGACTTCATCTACTCTAACCAGTGGATCCCTCTGAAAGAGAAGTGCACTATCCAGGAGAAGATCCGTCTCTCCTCAGTTCTCGACAAGATGTGCTCTGGCGGCGCTATCGCACACATCAACATCGAGAGCAACTTCCCGAACAAGGATGTCGCGTGGGACATGCTCAACAAGATCGCTTCTCGCGGCGTGATCTACTTCGCTTTCAACACGAAGATCAACGTCTGCAAGAATCATCACGCCTTCGTCGGACAGAACACGTGTCCAGTGTGCGGCGAGCCAATCGCTGACCAGTACACGAGAATCGTTGGATTCTTGACTCCGAGGAAGAGCTACTCTAACGACAGAAAGCGTGAGTTCGACGCTAGAAAGTGGTACGAGTACGCTCAAGACATGAAAGATCTGTAATCTTTACCGTCATAAGCAACAAAAAGAGCAGGGCTTTGCGGCTCTGCTCTTTTGTGTTCAAAGAAGAGGTCCCTCTCCCAGTGTAAAACAAAAGGACCAATATTGAGGGAGAGGGACCGAAACGTTAAGCGAAGCTTGCGCTAAGCGATCTTCGACGCGACGGTAGTCTCGTAGAAGGACTGGAGTTCGTCGTCGGAGATGTCGAAGACCCAGTCTTCGTTGTTGATCATGTCCTGGTAGACGATGTTGTTGATGATGGCGACCTTCGATTCGGTGCTCATACCAGTCATGATGAAGGATGAGAAGTTCTTCTTCCACTTCTTGGAGATCGTTTCCCCAGCTGCCTTCTTTTCCATGACCAAGAGCTTGATGTCGTTAGTGAGCTTAGTAGCGGTCGGAACGTCGATCAGCTGATCATTCTGTGGCTTGACGCTGCTCCAGTCATCGAGGACGGCTTCTGCGGTGATGAGAGAAGAGGCAGAGGTAGACACGTAGACAGATGCGAACTTGACAGCCATAGTTCCAGGGATGTAGCCAGAAGCGATTCTGATGCAGAGTTCGCGGCTGAGCTTCTTCACCTTCTTGACTTTTTCAGCCTTGTAGAGGTTGTCGGAGAGCTTGAACCAGCCACGGCGAGACTGAAGGATGATGAGATCAGATCCGTCAGATCCGTCGTTAGCAGCCACGTTCATGTCCTTAGCAGCGCTGAACGGATCGAGGTCTTTCTTGTTAGCGTCGAGATACTGGATGACAGCGGGATGGACCTTAGAGAGCTTAGCGTGAGTGATCCATTCGTTGAACGTCGGTTCGAGCCAGTACGGAGCGTAGCGAGAGAGCTGAGCAGGGTCAGGAACTTCACCTTCGTAGCCGTGGAATCCCGGAGGGTTAGCAGCAGCGAAGACCCTGGATCCAGGAGCGAGCTTCTTGTCGCCGATGGATTGATCCAAGCAGAGAGTCATGAGAGCAGCGCGAACTTCCGGAGTAGCGCGGAATACTTCGTCGAAGAAGAGAAGAACCGGCTTATCTGGGGAGTACCAGTAAGTCGGGTTGAAGATGGTGCGTCCGTTGATGATAGACGGAAGACCGAGAATGTCGCCCGGATCGTTGAGGTGAGTGCAGTCGAAGACGATGACGGTGAGGCCGAGCATATTGCCAATCTGTTGAACGACTTGAGTCTTGCCAATACCGAAGTCGCCGAGAATGAGCATGGCCTGTTCATCAGGGCAGCAGAGTGCTAATTCTGTAAATTCTGCGATAGAGACTTTAGTGAGCATCTTGTTGGTCCTTGTTGAAGTTTAGCTCGTTTTGTTTTACAAGTAAAATATAGGATTTTCTCAATAGTTTGTAAATAGTTTTTCTTGAGAAAATCCAAATTTTTTAGTCATCGAAGACGTGTGTGAGCTCTTGAATGGAAGCGTGATGCTTTACGAAGCTCGGGACCGTGTATTCCTGCTGAGAGGAGATGACGAAGATAGAAGCGTCGAGATTGTTTTCGGTCCATTCCCACCAGCAGTCAGTGAAGATGATGATGCCGTCATAGTGGAGCTTCGGATGCTTGTCCAAGTATTCGCCTATGCAGTGCGGATCAGTTCCGCCACGTCCCGGAGCCGTGACCTTCTTGAAGTTCTTCGTGAACTTGACTGGATCGACCATCTGAGCGTCCCAGAAGGCGAGATCGATCTCGCACTTCTTGAGGAAGTTGTGAAGGATTTCGCAGCCCTTGAGGATGTCGAGATCGCTCATGGATCCAGAAGAGTCGATAGCGAAGAGAATCCTAGACTTGCGGTCGAGACGGTAGCCAGGAAAGACCAAGCCGTAGCGCTTGTTGTAGCGCATCCTAGTAGAGAAGCGCTTGCGAGTGCGGACGGAAGTTGCGAAAGAAGAGATGATCGGCGTAACGTTGACCTTTCTCTTGTTTGCTATTTCGAGGTTCGAGATCTGGTCGCCGCTGAGCTTTCCCCAGCCCGTGACTTTGGTGTGTTCGAAAGTTTCGCGAATCATCTGGTCTACGACTGGATTTCTTCCCCATTCTTCTGCGTTCTCTTCCGCGTTCTTGTTCCAGTCTTGGAATGAGTTCCCGGTCTTGTTCTTAGCCTTAGACGGATCAGCTTCTGCGTTATCTTTCAGCTCGCTAGATCTGCTCGGATCTTCTCCGTCAGATTCTCCATCGCCCTCTCCGTCTCCCTCAGATTTGTCTGACTCTTTGTTGTCGCCCTCTCCGTCTCCATTGTCGGAATCTCCGTAAGAGTCAGATTCCTCGTCGTTCTTGTCATCTTTGTCCTTGTTCTTCCCTTTCCCCTTTCCATCGTCGGAGTCCTCTTCAGATTGATCATCAGAGTCTTCGTCAGAATCACCTTCTCCAGATCCATCAGCCGAGTCTTCGTCAGAGTCATCGGAATCTCCGTCAGAGTCCCCTTCGCCGCTCTCGGAATCTTCGTCCTCGTCGCTCTGGCTAGAGCCGCCGTTCTGTTCTTCAGAATCATCTTCTCCGGATTCGGAAGACTGAGAGGATTCGTCGGAATCTTCCTGACCAGAGGAGTTCTGGTCATCGGAGGAGCTCTGGTCCTGAGACTGATTCTGCATATCGTTCTGGTTGAGAATCTCGAATACGGATTCGTAGTACCAGTCATCGTTGGAGATCTTCCTGTTGATCTCGTTTTCGATGATCTGTCTAGACCAGATGGACTTCTTGACAGCTTCTGCTATGTCAGCTGGTGCGAAGTCAAGGAAGAACTGAAGCTCTGGGCTGTTAGAGACTGCCGTAGAAGCCTTGAAAGCGTTTGGACCGACGAGCTCACGGTGTGTAGGATGATGCGTGATGAAACGATAGAGCTCGATAGCGAGAATGAAGTTGAAGACGTTGTAGTCGATCTTGGTGAGCCATTCCTCGTTGTATTCGAAGACCGGAGTGACATCGCGCTTCACGCAGATGCGGAACGAAGCGATCTTGTTGTTCACTCGGCGTGTGAAGAGAGCATAGAAGTTGAGAAGGTTCGGCATGTGAATACCGAAGTAGTCCACGGCGTTTACGAACTTCTTCTCGATGATCTCTTCAAATGTTTCGGTAGAATTCATTGGATGGTCCTTTGTTGTTTACAAGTAAAATATAGGAAATTGTGTGAAAAATCTAAATATAAAAACTTGAGAAATCTTAATTTTTTCCGTTTACGAATCTCCCGATAAATCCTATATTTTAAATGCAAGAAAAGGACCAACAACATGCATGACAATAGAATAATTCTCACAAAAGCTCAAATCGCTAATCTCGATGTAGATTCAACCGAGACCAGCATGAAAATCGCATGGAACTACATTCGCGGGAAGGTCATCGCGTCTAGGTACTCAGCGATCGTGTTCCAAGAACAGTCCGTACTCGACAAGAGAGGGATAGGCGGTTTCTTCACATCGAGAAAGTTCGTAAACGTTCTATATCTCTCAGACAAGTACTATGACAGAGAATCTCGGGTTCTGAAGTTCGAATCTGACCGTGATCGAGCTGTCTTTCTTCATGAGTGCTCTCACTTCATTCACATCTGCAGCAACTTGGGAAAGTACACCCAGAAGGATCTCGAGATCATCAAGACCCTGAAGGCGCCTAAGCTTCCGCTAGACGACACTCAGCGATACTTCACCGAGAGAGAAGCCTGGCAGATCTCGCTCAACATCAATCGCTGCTTCCGCATCGGCTTAGAAGCAGAGATAAACACCGTGAACGCTCACAATATGCTGAACGTAGAAAGGAGCATGGGATTCAGAAAGATGACAAAAGAAGAAGTCACCGCCATAGAAAAGACGATGACTATATCTGACTTCCGCTACGAGAAGTCTACTACTTCGAAGTGATGACTAGCTTGCAGTCGTACTCTTGGTCGAAGAACTTTTGACCATATTCGAGTATCATTCGCTTTTTCCACTCTCTGTCTCTTCCAGGAACACAGTTGTACGGAACTTTGACGTTTTCGAAGTATGACTTCTTCTTCGTTGACTCTTTCCACAGCTTCATGTATATGCCTGGAGCTGCGCAAGAAGCTAGAATCATCTGACCTTCTTTTCTAGCGCTCATCATTGGTATACAGGTGCACAAGATCTCACCCTCTAGATTCCTTATGTGAGCAGCGTCGTCTACGACTAGAAGATCGAACGATTTTCCTACCAGATTGCTAGCCAGAGCAGTGCAAGTCGAGATGTAGGATCCGTCAGCGAATACGATCACCTGTCTGTTCATCTTCTTTACTGGCTTCTTCAGAGCGTCTGGAAGAGATTTGTACATATTCTGAATCCTCATCATCGTCTCGACGCTCTGACCGAACTTGTTAGTCAGAAGGATCGCATTCTTCGTGTTAACGTAGTTGTACCACAGAATGTATGCGCAAAGAAGCGTAGTTGATCCTGACTGTCTTGGAGTCAGACATACGAATCCCCTCTTGTTCTTCCTCTTTGACTGAGCTGCTTTCTGGAACGCTAGACCCAGATTCTTCTGCCATTTGTACAGATTCAAGTCCATCTCTCCATCCGGACCAGTGATATCTATCTCCTTAGCGAACTCGTCAAAGTTCACGGCTGGAAACATTCTCTGAGCAGTATCTTTCTTCATCTTCTTAGTTTTTTCTGTCTTCATCAGTTTTACCTCTAGTTTTGTCTTCTATTTATATCCCGAGCTATAAATAAATTGAAGATAAAACATGAGAGGTTTTTCGATGATGGAAATCAACGACGCGCTCGATCTCTTGAGTAAGAGCGGAAAGTATATTGTGACAGAGTCTGTTCTAGACACTAAGACAGTCAGAGAGAAGCTGTGTCGAGAGTTCGACAGTCCAGAAGAGTTCGCTGCAGCTTTCGCAGCGATGTTCAAGACTCACTTCAGCGAGATATATAGGCTAGCTGAAGATAGGATAGAAGCCGACTTGAGGGACAAGGGATATCACAAAGAGGGTGACTACTGGGTCGACCGTTACGGAGCAGCAGAATTCAAGAGTTTCGAGAAATATCTGATAGAGTTGGACGAGTTGAAAGATGATCTAGAGGAGACCATAAAGTACTACGAGTTCACTTCTCTGGACGAACTTCTCGACGACTATGTCGAGAACGCATATAACTAAACTTCAGGCTATAAATAATACATGAGCTTAGACTACACAAAAGTAACGCATACGGCTATTCTCGAGGAATGGAGAAACAGGATTCTATCTGACGAGAGATACAAGAATCTCAGCCAAGCGAGCATCTATTCGTTCTTTGAAGAGATGCTAGCTGGAGTGATGGATCTGACTAACTACTATATTCAGAGAACTGCAGAGGAGAGCTATCTAGACACTGCACGTCTAGACTCTTCAGTGATAAAGCTTAGCCACAATCTAGGCTATCAGCCGAGAAGACCAGTCCCAGCTTTTGGAGACATATCGATAGAGATACGCGGTCCTCTCCCGAAGACAGTGAAAGCTGGAGACATCATCTGGCTGAATAACGAAGATCTCGCGTTCAGCTTCAACGGACACGACTTCATGCTCGACGCCTGCTATTCTTACGAGCTCACGGAGAGCGACATAGCTAACGGAGTCGATCCGACATGGAGAAAGAGAATAAGATTCTCCGTAAACGGATATGAGTCTAGCAACGAGGGGTACATAACTCTCAACGGAAAGGTCGACAGCATATCGCAGTCTAAGCTAAGAAAGATCAGGGTGATGCAGGCTAAGAGGGTCTCGAAAGTTCTAGACCCGATTACGTACTCTAGTCAAGTTGGCAGAAAGTACCAGACGTATGACATCGATGACGTGAAGTTTACGAACTACTACGGAAAGAGAGATCCGTTCGCAAACGTCAACGGAGAATATGACAAGAGATACGGCGTCACTTCAGTCGGAATCGGAAAGACAGAAGCTGACGCGATGAACAATCTCTTCAGCATAGAAGACGAGGCACTCGAGCTATCTCCGGAGATAAAGTACAGAAACAAGAAAGTCAGAGACGGCGAGTACATGGATCCAGTGAATGTAGTGTGCATCAAGTCTAACTGGGACAAGACCGTCCGTCTGTACTTCGGAAACGGCATAGATTCATGTCCGGGACTGACCTCTACTGACGAATCTATATTCGTAAAGTATCTGATAACTGACGGATCTGACGCTAACTATCCAGACGCTGCAGACTCTGAGCTCAGAGTTCTCGGAAAAGTGTACGCGTCTGGAGAGGGCAGGGTGACGAACATCAGCAACAACGTGTCGTTCATCTTCGACAGCGCTATTCACGGCGGATCAGACTTCGAGTCGAGAGACAGCATGGATAGAAACTCTAAGATCTACTTCGCGTCTAACTCTAAGCTGATAACGCTCCCAGACTATATGTCTTATCTGTTGACGATAACGGATCCGATAAACGTCAAGAACGCCATAGCTTTCGGAGAGGAGCAGATAGAGGCAGTCACTCAAGATCATGACGGAGGAAGAACGAACATCGTTCTCTATACGATATTCTCTGACATCTATAGAAGATTCAACGGACTATATCGTCCGATCAACATGTTCAGCGAGACAGAAGACATGTCTAGCTCATCCATGTACATCGACTATAGCACATACATGAATCATCTCTTCGACTTCGTCTCATATCTAGTCTATCCAAAGGGCTACACTTTCGATCAGTACAACGACAGAAGCACATTCGGTCAGTGGTGCAAGCAGATAAGAGACGACTGCAAAGATAGAATAATGCTGAACACGAAGATCATCAGCATGCCGCCGATCTTCCACTACTACGACGTTGTCGGAGACGTGATAGTAGACAGACACGTAGACATGAGCAAGTTCAAAGAGGAGCTAGAGAACGCTCTATACGAATGGCTAGCAGAGTCTACGTCGTTCAACACGCAGATATTCAAGTCAGACATATACAACAAGATTCTCGAGAATCCCGGAGCCAAGAAAGCGAATATCGACATCAAAGTGTCAGAGCTGATCAAGGGATCGACTAAGACGTACAGATTCAAGCCAGGAGACGCTCGAGCTAATCAGAATATTCTGATTCTTCCGCAAAAAGACATAAGCGGAACAGACGTGAGAGAAGTTTTCTCTGACATGAGAGGAAGAGACATAACTCTTCAAGTTCAATCAGACGACGCAGAAGCAGTGAACTACAGAATCGAAGAGGTGAGCATAGACTCTAACAATGCCTATCTGTCTCTGAACGGTGAAGTCGAACTCGATCAGTCGTTCTATACAGACGTGATAGTAGACGAGGATTCATTCTTCACGAAGAACAGATTGACAGAGTCTGATCCAGAGATGATAGCTCTAGTCAGAGAGTGGCTCGCATCACGTCCTGTTCAGAACGGGACAGACGCTAGACCGATAGATCTGCCATACACTATCTCAGTCGACGCTAATCCAGTCGACTCAGAAGATCTCGTCGAGATAATCAGAGACGAGCAGTTCAAGAGAAAGGGCGCGAACTCTACGAATCTATCTAAAAATCTGAGCGAGGACTCTTTCTGCTTCGCTCTGAGAGAATACATAAATCAGAATCCGTCTAGAAACTACGACATAGCGAAGAACAACTTCAACTACGTATATCCAGCTCTCAAGCAGATATTCGACGACAACGTACTAGACGACGACAACAACATAGTGAACTACAGCTCTAGCCGAGAGATACCGGTTCTTAGACTGAGATTGAGATATAGAAACGCTTGAGACTGTCCATGGATGAGAAGATGATCAAATGCGAGTCATTTCCAAACAACGAGAGAGCTTCAGTCTCATATCCGCTGATGCATGAGAACGAATCGGGAAGCTACATCATAGGCGAAGTTAGAAACTTCACTCTAGAGCAGATGATGTATGACTGCCACGTGATAGGAATCGACAGCGTGTCTGGATTCGATCTTGGCGATCCGTCAATTCTAGTCAACATGACCATCGAAGTCTCAGAAGTGATAGGTCCAGATCTGAAGTCTATCTCTTTCAACATGGGAACTAGACAGCTCACAGAAGATAGCGAAGAGACGTCTGATGAGGCTATATTCTACGATGACTCTTTCACTTACAATCCAGATACTGGTATGCACGAGATGAGAGTGTTCGTAGCAGCGAAGTGCTCTAAGGATGGAAGAGTGCTCGGATTCAACGACTCTATGGTATCTGTAGTCCTTGGAGACTCGGCAGACAGTCCATCTTGGACATACAGAGCTAATCTGCCGCCGTTTCTGATTCAGGGCAGACCGAAGATGGGCGTGTATGAAGACAGCGTATTTCCGAACGAGACAGACCGAGTAGACATAGGCAGCGAGAGCTCAGAAAATCCACTAGATCCATATTTTGGAAATTCTCTCGGATATCGTGACGACTATCTCTTCGTCGGAAGCGGAACGAAGTACTCGGTAGACACTAGCGGATTCATTCCATCTGACATAGTAGACTACGTTTCGTTCTCGAATCTGAACGCGAGACTGCTAGACGATAGAACTGGAATGTCAGAAAATCTAGATTCTTCAGCTTCATCCTCTGGCGCCAGAACGCTTCTGGTGATGACTGATGACAGATCGGCTTCAGACAGATATGAGGGAGACTTCCAGATGACAGTCTGGAACACGCCGTTGGAGACATCGGGCGCTAAGTTCTCTAAGAACGTCCTTGATGTGTGGGCCACTCTAGTGAACAATGATGTATAAATAAAAAGAGAAAAGATATTGATGTAGGAGAATTTTCAATGGCAGAAGAAAATGATTTGAACGTGTACAGAAGTGAGATCGACACCTTCAAAGATCTAGCTAAGAACTGGTTATGGCAAGCTGTGATTCTCCCTGAAGAGGGAACACCTCTAGCCGCTCTGTTCAAGTCGCTTGGAGGAACACGTCAGTTCACTCTGAGATGCAGACTAGCTGGACTTCCTGAGAGATCTGTAGAGTCTGAGCTCGAAACGCATTGGCAGGGATCAAAGAAGGTGTTTCCGGGAAGAATGAAGATGGACGGAGAGCTTCAGATGAAGTTCGACGAGTTCCAAGACTGGAAGACCAGTCACATGCTTCACTCCTGGTTCAACTTGATGCACAACTGCGACATCGGTCAGGATGGCGGAGACGCGGGAACGTACTTCGATCAGAAAACAGGCGCAGCTGTGTCTGACTACATGAAAGACTACACAGCAAAGATACGTGTCACTAACTTCGACTCTAGACTGAAGTTGGGATCTCAGAACGACTACGTGATGTACTACTGTTGGCCGAAGACGGCGAACGGAGTTCCTCTTGATCAGGAGTCGTCAGAGAAGATCGTTCGTGAGTGCAGCTTCAGATACTCTACGTTCCAAGAAGTGAATCCGGAAGAGACAGGCGAATAATCTTTCTTGAGGTCATCTAGAAAATGGCTATACCTGTTAGAAATAATAGCAATCCACGCACTAGCTGTCTGTGCAAGTACAGAGACCCTTATGCCGACATAGGAAAGCTCGACAACATAAGAGCTCTGATGGCCTACATCCTCAGACAGCTCGGATCCCCGAGGATATGCGTAGAGCTCACAGACGATCAGCTGATCGACATAATAGGCGACGCGATCAGATACTTCTGGAAGTACTACAGTCAGGGACATCACGAAGACTATCTGGCGTTTCAGCTTGTGCCAGGAATGACGCACTACAAGATCTGTCAGGATCTGGAAGAAGTCGTAGATCTAGAGCTGGCTTCATGGCTCGGCAACGTCGACAATCTTCTGACTCCAGTCAATAACATGGTAGTGAACACCCTCATGCCGTACGGCGGCGGAAAGTACATATCTAGCTGCTGGGGAACTTCAGACTATGGCGACGTTCTGGGAAACTGGAACGCTACGTTGACTTGGCTAGAAGAAGCGAAGATGGACTTCGGTCGAAAGTACAGCGTAAAGTACATAAGGGAGCAGAAGGTTCTGTTGGTCAAGCCGACACCGAGATACGCTGAGCGAGCGCTACTGAGAGTGTACAAGCGTGAGAGATTCGAGAACATCATTCAGGATCCTCTGTTCAGAAAGTACGTCATAGCTAAAGCCGGTTGGCTATGGACTCTGGGATTGAGAAAATATACTCTTCAACTAGCTGGAGGAGGTCAGCTGAACGGAGATTCTCTGGCTGCAGACTTCAAGGAAGAGATACAGAAAGTAGAAGACAGGATCGATCTCGAGACGCCAGTCAACGAGATTGTCGTGGGATAATTCTGAATTTTTCAGTGAAAGAGGCTAGTGAGATAGCCTCTTTTTGTTTATGCTGTATAAATAAAACATAGAAGAAGAACGGTAGCTAAAAATGAGTTTTTTCAGAACAATAATCAACAAGATCACTGGAAATGTCGAAGAAGAAGCACCAGCCTACTGGCCGATACCAGAAGAGGTAGAAACTGACGATAGCGATCTCCAAGTCGAGATCAAGCACGTCAGAAACATCTATGAGGGTGGAAACGATCACGAGATTCCAGACAGCGCGTTCGTAAACGACAGCTGGATAGACGGAATCTACTCGAAGTTCGATCC